TCGTCTGTCAATTGTTTTTTGGTTTGAATGGCGCTTTAGCGCCTTTCCGTGCGTAGCGTATGCGGAGCTCGGATAATCCATTCCTTGTAAGCGCTGTGCGCGTTTTCAACACTTTCAACACTTTCAACAGGTTTTCAACATAAAGTTGCACAATGATTTTCGTCATTTTGACGAACTTTCAACATTTCAACAAGTTTTCAACAAAACTTTCAACATTGTTTTTTGCTTTTTATTTACGCTTTAGCGTTGAATTTTAGTACTTATCAACTTTTCCACTACCTCTACTACTACTCCTACAACAAGTTAATATAATATACGCGCATACGCGCGTGCGCGTATTCGCGCGCGTGCGCATGTGCGTACTAGCGACAGCCCCATGATTGGGGCGCGTCGCAAGGGGTTGACTTTTAAGTCAACCCCTTTGAATCACTGAATAGTGTGATACATGGAGCCTTTAAATGACAATAGCCCAGTACCTTACTTGATAGGTACTGGGCTAGGTGACACCATGACACTGTTAAAGTGTCCCTTTTTTCTTCATCTGCTTCTTTATCACCCTTTCTTTTGTTTTGCACTGTTCTGCAAAGTCTGTGTTTTCATACTTTAGCCGGTTTTCTGCAATTGCTGCTGCTTGTCTGTTCTGTTTAATTCTCCACAATCTTTGTGGGTTTTCAGCTTCCATCATTTTTTCATAATAACGCGGAATTTGTGCGTGTTTGCCGTTTGTGCATTGGATGTAGCCTTGTTTCCATATCTCTGCTTTGTGCTCTTGGTAATAGTGATCACCTAAACCCGGCTTTAGGCTCATGCATGCGAACGGTTTTGCTTGCCCTAGTTCGTAGTATGCGTTTGCTTTTTGACCGTCTATCTCGTACATTTTTTTGGTGACGTATCCTGCAACGTATCTATATGTTTCTGGTACTGCTTGTGCTATCTGTATTTGACCCATGCCCCATAGGTCTGCTAACCATTTACTTGTAAAATATCCGTTGTGTTGTATTTTGTACAGGTGTTCTAGGTCTGTTGGTTGCCATCCATATAGAATCATATGATAATGAGGCCTTGCTGTCTGTTCTCCATACTCCCCCGCTACAAAATAGCGTAATTTGCCCCTATACGCCTTTCTGAGGCGTTTTAAGAATTTTTGAACGTCAGTATATAGCAACGTTTGGACGCTTTCAGGGCGCTTCTCTCCCGGCTTCCAGCTGTATTGTACTTTTCGCATGATTTCGCCTGTGTTTACTATCATGCCTGGTACGTGGTCATCGTCATAAGTTAATGTTATAAACCAAACTTCTTCTCTTGGATAATCTCGTGCTTCTAATTCTATTCGTGTTGTCCAGTCCTCCCTTTGTCTTATTCTGCATCCTATGCATTGTCCGCATGGTATCAGCATGACATCTTTTCTATACATCAAATCTTCATATTTTAGCTGTTTTCCCGTTAACTGAGAAAAGCGGGAGAGTGAATACACCCTCCCGCTAATTTCTTTATCGTTAGGGTTGTACAGCCGTATTAACGGTTTGTAACAACTCATTTTAAGTAATCTCCTGGCTTTCGTTTTTCTCCGTAGCTTCCTGTTTTGTCTTGTGGCTTTATGTTTCTGCTTTGTTCTGCACCTTTGCCTTTTTCTGTCTTTTTTGTTGCATCTTTAATGACTTCGCTTGTGTCGCTTCCGACTTTGGTTAGTGTTTTCATCAGTCCGTAAGGTGTCATATGTGTTGTGCTAAGCATCTGTTGCCAGCTCTCTGCAGCATTGTACCAGTCACTTTTGCTCCAGCTTGTACTTGAGTATGCGTTTGGTACAAATCCTCCGCTTCGGCTAACTCCTAGTGCGCTGCTGCTTGCCAGTCCCATACTCGCACCGCTGATTGTTCCTGCCGATCCACCCGGTGTGCTTGCGCCACCATTCGAGAATGCTAAGATAGGGTTCAGTCCCGCTTTTTTCATGTCTTCAACTGCACGTTGGTATGCTGTGCTTGACATGTGCTCTTGCCATTCACGGTTTGCTAGTGCTTCTGCACTGTTGTAGTTCATTGCTACGCTGTTTTCAATGTGGTTGTATACGCCTTGCATGATTGCTTGTAAGGTGTTGTAACCCATCTGTTTAAGCATACTTTGACTGTTGTATTTACCTTGCATGGCCGCCTCTTGCCCTTGGTATGCGTATGCCTGTTTTAGCCAGTCGTTTACCTGCTGAATGTTTGTGCCTGCTTGACTTCCACTTTCAGAGTGTCCGCCTCCTTGGCTTACGCTTCCACCTTGGCTTTGGCTGTTGCCTGTCTGACCCCAGCCACCGAATAATCCGGCTACGTTTTTAGCTGCTCCTGCAACAGTTCCGATTGTGTTTGCTACGTTTCCCGCTACGTTTAAACCGGTTAAAATTCCTGATAATAGACTCATTTAAAAATAGCCCGGATTTCTCCGGGCTTTCTCCTTTCTTACAGTTTGTACAAGCCCGGTACGCTGTACAACGGCATACGTCTTGTGGTATTGTTTGCTACCCGGATAGCTCCGAAAAACTGTGGTTCATCCTGCACGATGAGCGTTCTTGCAATTTCTGTTTTTCCTTCTGCCATCCATTCCTGCGACAGCGTTGGTACGGCTGAATAGTTGTCAGCATAGTGCCAGAAATCTAATGGTCTGCTTGCGTTGCTTCGCATTTTACCGGATACCCGGTTAGGCTTCATGCGATAGTCTGCCCAGGCTTCTTGGTATCCAAATGTTTCTTCGTCTGTTGGTGTGCCTGTTAACATGATTTCTTTCTTTTTTACAGGCTGTTCGCCAAGGTTTGCGAATTGCGGTACATAGTAGTCCAGTCTGTCGGTTCTGCTCCAGAATCGTTCAAGCCCTTGCTGGTAACTGTGATTGTGTCGCACACAACATACTCCGATTACGAAGCCGTGCTCCTCAAAAGATTTCGTAAAACTGCTTTCGTTAATTGGCGTTACCGACATTGCACCAGTTTCACCAATAGGTGTGTCATCGTTTGTCTGCTGTCCGCTTGTCTGCACGATTTGGTTCATGTTGACGTGATATCTGCCGCCGCCAAGGTATTCCGGAATCTGTACAGTCTTATCGCTGATAACTACGTCCCACAGTGCCTGTACCTGTTCACGGTAACGGCTGCCACCTCGTGCAAGTGCTTCGTAGTACTGCTGCACTGCTACGGCTTTGCGCAAGTCGTTGATGGTTGCTGCGGTTGCCGCGCTAAGGTCTGTTGACAGGATTCCTTGTCTCCCTGTTTTGCCTTCTCTGTCCGTTCCAATAATGTTTGCGTATTGGCTCGGATTTGGCACTGTTGTCATATTTTGGTTGAAGATGTAGTTTGCATGTACAGCGCCTGTGCTTGTGTTAAGGTAGATGGATTTATTGTCCGTAAATATGTTTCCATCTGTGTCTTTTAACTGTACTGGTGCATCGCCTTCCATTGGCAGTGTAACAGCCGGCCCACGTTGCGGATATGGCAAGCAGCTCGTGAAGTAGTCGTGGAACTTGTTTACCGGCAAGCATCTGCCTCCGGTGATTGCTTCTTGGAGACATGCTTCGATTCTTTCTTCATCTACGACTGCATCCATGTAAGTGACATTTGCACTGTCGGTTTTTATTACTGCTGCGTTATCTACGTTCTCATCTTTGAAAAATTCATTCCATATTTTTACATATGCTCTGACGGGAAGTGCGTTGATTCTAAATTCTTTGGTTATTTTGGTTGGCACTCCCATGTAGTCTAGGATGCTTCTTTCATATGGCCTAGCGTCATTTTCTTTTCCGCCTACTATGATTTGTGGAACTTGGTAATCTTTCTTCGGCATCCATGGCGTGCTTTCAATTTCTCCCATGAACTGTTTGAAGTCGTCCCATAGGATTCGGTTTGGACAATAGAAATAGTAGAAATCGATAAATGCATCGTCCATTACCGGATACTTCGGTGTGGTCATTCGGATAATCGCTGACGTGTCCACGTTGAAGGTGTCGCCCGGTAATACTTCATCTACGTAAAACGGAATCAGTTTTCCTGAATCAAACGTTGTTAAAATTGTCTGGTCACGGTTGAACCGTGTTCGGCTCGCTTTCATTTTCGGAATCTGGTTGAAGTGTCGTTCATTGTTTCGATTCACTTTTCTTCCTCCTTTGCTTCAGGTTTTGTTTCAGGTTTTGCTACAGGTTTTGCTACAGCTTCTGCTTTTGCTTTTTCCGCTTCCATTTTTTGCAGTTCTTCGAGCTTCATTGCGTTTACCTGTGCGGTCGCAAGCATGCGATGATACTCATGGATGTTTTGCGGGAATTCCGTAATATCTGTGTATGTATCGTTTAATGCTCCTTCGGATAAGCTTTTAAGGTACTGCGGGTCAAAACTTGCTTTTCTTACGATGTTTTTGATATCGCATTCATCTGCATACGATTCAATTTCCTGTTGGATGTCGATTGGTGCTGTTTCCTGCAGCACTTCTTGCCCGTTCTCGTCTTTTGTCCAGACGTACTGTTTTCGCATTTTTTCGCCCGATTCAGAAAAGAAGGGCTCTCGCCCTTCTTCATATCGTTTATTCATTCGGCTTGCCCTCCCATACTTTCTCTTTGTCGTTGGTGAAGGTTCCGGCCTCGTCATTGAACGTTGCCAGCTTGTAGCCGATGTAGTCTTCCGGCGACTGCCCTACAAAGGTTTTTTCATCCTTTGCCATTACATTGCACATTCGTGCAAACGTTGCGTTGTTCTTGCTCTCGCCTACCCATGCATAGCACTTTGCTACGTTGTCCCACAGTCCATAATACAGATGTTCCATTGTCTTTTCCTTTCTTTTACAGTCGGATCCCGCCGCGCATAGGCTTCTGGCTGAGGTTAATAGCTTTGGTTTTTCGTGCGGTTACGTTAAACATGCGGCGGTCTTTTGCGCCGTTCATTACCTTACGATGTTGTGCCATTGTTGTACTCCCTTCGCATTAATTCTAATTCGATGTCGTTTGCAAAGCTTTTTATTTGCCAAGTTTCGTTTACTATTTTTTTAGCATCTTCGACATTTGACACTTTTTTAAGCATCTTGTAATTGTCGTCAATTTCCTTGTATTTTCGTTTGAGTAAATCTTCTAGTGCTTCTTTGGTCTGGTCTCGTACGTTCCATGTTTTGAACGGCATCATGGTTTTACTCCTTTTCTTTGATGCTATCATGCAGTGCGTGATAGATTTCGTCAAGCTTTTCGAGAATCTGCATCATAATGCGGATTGCTTGTTTGACGTCTTTGATAGAAATCAGTGCCATTTTATACCCCCTTTCTGTATTTTTTGGTGCGTGTGTCGATGTGTACCCACGTGTCATATACGATGATTCCGCATTCGTTCGGAATGATTTTATTCAGTTTGTTGGCAATTTCTTTTGCGGTCATGCCATTAACCCGGATGTCTGCTGCCATTCCTCGCATGTGGTATGAGTACTTTGCACCGTTTACCTCTTTATTTCTTGTCGGTGTTCGGTATCCGCTGTTGATGATTACAGGTTTTCCGACTTCGTTTCTG